CGCGGTCCTCGCGCCGCCGGCGGACCGGCGGGCTCCCGCCCCCGCGCGCACGGTCCCGGCGCCCAGCGACGAGGCGGTCGCCGCCCGGCTGGCGAGGGCCTCGTGAGCGGGGAGGCCAACGGATCCGCCTATCCGGTGTGCTCGCGGTGCCGGTTCTGGTCGCGGGTCGACGAGTCCGACGGCGAGTGCCGCCGCCGCGAGCCGACGCTCGTGTGGGCGTTCGGCGACCTGACTTCGGCCTGGCCCATTACCGACGCCGCCGAGTGGTGCGGCGAATGGCGGCCGGTGACCGCCGAGCCGGACGCGTCGGCGTGACCGACGACGAGCTGATCGGGGCGTACATGACCACGATCGCCAATCCCCAGCCGGTCCGCCTCGATCCGTCGCAGGATCTTCAGCTCGAGGCGTACTGGCTCCAGGAGCACAAGGCCCTCATGGACCTCAACGCGGAGAAGTCGACCCGGCGCGCGTGGGACAACGTCCGCGCCTGCCGCGGAGTGGTCCTCATGTACGAACGGCGCATCCGCCGGTGACCGCCCAGATCACGAACGCGCCGATCACGAAGGCGCAGGTCAAGGCGATCCACGTGGCGCTGCACCGACGCGGGATCGACGACGAGACCTACCGGCACGTCCTGGACGACCGCTTCGGCGCGACGACGTGCAAGGACCTCACGCGGCGCGAGGCGTCCGAGCTGCTCACCCTTCTCGGCCGCCCGCTGCCGCGGCCCCCGGGCACGCGCCCGCACTCGGGCACGCGCCGGCGCATCGAGACGCCGGCGGAGCCGCAACCCGTCGGTGACGGCGTGATCCAGCTCGCGACGAAGGCGCAGCGGGATCTCATCGGCGCCCTGGCGGCGGAGATCATGTGGGAGACGGAGGACGGGTACCGGCGCTGGCTGCGGCGCAGCATCGGCCTGGCGCGCGTGCGGACGTCCGCGGAGGCGGCGCGGGCGATCGAGGGTCTGCGCGGCCTCAAGGCGCACGGCCACGCGAAGGAGGAGACGACTCCGTGATGGTCGTCGGCGAGGAGACCGCGCGCGCGGCTCGCCGCCTCCGCCGCGCCGTCGACGAGCTGAAGCGTGCCGTCGACGAGCTGAAGCGTGCCTTCGACATCTGGTTCTGGCTGATCTACGCGGGGCTGCTCGGCGGGCTCGTGCTCGCGGTCGTCGTGGCGGCGGTCGGCTAGGTCCTCTTCCGCGGCTCGTCGACGATGCGCCGGACCTGGCGCGTCGAGAGGCGGTGGCGGCGGGCCAGTTCGCGGTAGTTCCTGCCGTCGAAGGATTCGCGGATGTTCTCGTCGCGGCGCCGGCGGCCGGTCGTCTCGCGCAGCCGGGCGACGCTCGGGAAGGCGATCGGGCCGAGGGGGTGGAGCTCCTCGCACAGCGCCTCCATGAGGAGCCAGCCGCGCTCGTCCGGATCCAGCACCGCGCAGCCCCACTCGATCGAGTCCATCGTCCTGACGATGGCGGCGGCCATCGCGGAGACGGCCTGCGGGGGCGGGGCGGTCATTCGGCGGAACGGTCCTTGTTCACCCGTGCCAGCCTACCACCACGGGCGGCGCGACACGACATGGCGCACCACGTCACGCCGCGAAGGCAAGCATCGCGCCCGTTGCGCGAATGGCGCAGGTGTCAATCGTTCCCGCGAACCGGAGGAACCCCATGAACCCCATCACCCGAATCTTCGCCGCGATCGCCTGGCTGTGCGCCGCGGCGGTCCACGCCACCGAAGGCACGCACGTTCCGGCCGAGGACGTCGCGGCGGCTATCCGCCAGGCCATCGAGGAGGCCGAGCCGCGCGTCGTGGAAATCGAGCGCGAGGTCGAGGTCGTCCGGGAGGTCGAGGTTCCGGTCGACGACGCCACCGAGGACCGGCTCTCCGTGAGCTACGCCTACGTGGACGCGGGCGACTGCCCGGAACCGGGACACACCGTGGTCAGCGAGTACCTGCGGTCCAGCCCCGACACGGACTTCCACGCCCGCGTCAGGACCGCGCCCTCCGGCGGCGACTGCCGGGTCGACGGGCTGTCCTTCGCCGTGGGCGGCGAGCGGCGCTTCCCCGTGGCGGGCTGGTACGCCGTCGCCAAGTTCGGCGCCTCCAGGCAGTCCACCGCGGCCCCCTACGCGATCGTGGACGCGCAAGGCGACGTGCTGACCCGCCCGGACGGCGGGCCGTCCGATCCGGTCGTGCTTCCCGCCGGGGCGGCGGAGACCATCCTGGGCTCGCTGGGATTCGGGCGCGACCTGGGATTCGCTGCGGTCGAGGCGGCCGTGAACTTCGTTCCGACCGACTGGGCCGACGGAACCGCCGGCAGGACAATCCACTTCGGCGCGTCCAGCGGATTCGACGTGACGGTGCCACTGCCGGGCGGCCCCGGTCTCGAGGTCGCCGTCGACGCCCACTTCAGCGTCGACGTCGGCAACGACGCGTTCGGCGAGTTCGCCGTGAGCGCGACGACGGGCATTCTGCGGGCCGCGGTCCGCCACAGCTTCGGGCTCGACGTGCTCGACGCGGGCGTGCCGGCCACGCAGACCTTCGCCGGGCTTCCGGCGGTGGCCCTGGGCGCTCCGCAGGCGCACTCGACCAGCGTCGAGGTCGGCGCCAGCTGGAGCTTCTAGTGGACCGCCCCGATTGGATCACGCCGATCCGGGTGACGCTCCTGTGCATCGCGCTGGTGATCCTGCTCATCGTGTGGATGAGCTACTCCTACACCGCCGACTCGATCGGCCGGGGCCTCGAGCTGCTGGCCGGCGACAACGCGGCCGAGATCAAGGACGGCGTCATCCAGCTGCTCGCCGCGGTCGTGCAGAACATGGTGGCGCTCGCCGCCGTGGGCGGCCTGATCGGCGTCAGCACCAAGCTGTCCGAGACCGGCTGATGCGCACGGTCGCGGCCGTTGCCGCCGCCGTCCTTTTGGCCGGCTGCCAGAGCGTCCCTTCGGGCGACTTCGAGATCGACTCGCTGGGCCAGAAGCTCGCGGTCGGCTGGGGCGTGAAGCCCGAATCGGTGCCGCCAATCATCGACGAGCTGTCGCGGCACATCGACCTGCGCTCCTACCTCGAGTGCATGGTGCGCGAGCGGGAGGAGCCGCGGCCCGACATGGCGGCGTGCCGCCGGTGGCTCGGCCTCGGCGACGGCGCGGTCGACATGCCCGAGGGCTTCGACCCCTGGATGCCGCCGGCGTGGTTCGACGACTGCTACCGGACGACGCGCACGAACGCGGCGACGGGGCTGAGGACCACGGGCATGTGGTGCCCGTTCGAGGACTCGTCGTGACGGACAAGGAATACGTCGAGCCGGAACCGCGGAGCCACGCGGCCCTCGCGCTCGGCATCGTCCTCGGGACCCTCGTCCAGGGAGCGCTCCTGCTCGGGGCCGTCTACCTGGGCCACCACCTGCGCGGCGCCGACGCGCCCGCCGCGGCGGAACCGCCGCCGGCGCCCGCACCGCCGGAGTACATCGACTGATGGACGACGTGAGGCGCGAGCACCGGGAGTTGACGCCCACCGAGAAGGCCGCCGTCGCGGCGGTCAAGGATCTCGGGCAGAAGTTCGTCGACATGTGCGGCACGCTGGGGTCGGGCCGGGAACTCTCGATCGCCCGGACGAAGGCCGAGGAGGCCGTCATGTGGGCCGTCAAGCACATCACGCGCTGATGGACGCGGCGGTCTGGTCGACGATCCTCTCCGCCGGTCTGATCGGCACGGTCGGCGCCATCGGCTGGCTGATAAAGTCGGTGATCGCGAGCGCGTCGAAGCTCGACGGCCTGGCGACAAAGGAGGATCTCAACGCGCACCGGGAGAAGGTCGCGGAGAACTACGTCCGGCGCGACGACTACGTGCCGCAGGCGACGCAGATGAACGTCAAGCTCGACGCGATCGGCGGCATGGTCGCGCGGCTGGACGAACGGTCCAGGGAGGACAACGCATGACGACCCGGGCGCAGGCGGAGAAGGAGCTCGCCAAGAAGGAGAACGGCAGGTGGATCATCCTGACCGCAGTGCACGCGGGCGGCCACCTGGGCGCCACGGACGACATGATTCTGGCGGCGCTGCTGCCGTCCTGGCTCGACGTGCACCGCAACTGGGTGCGCGACGAGCTCGCCTACCTGGAGTCGCGCAAGCTCGTCGACGTCGAGCGCCACCCGATCAAGCCGTGGCGCGTGACGCTCTCGCGGCACGGCCGCGACATCGTCGACTACACCGTCGACTGCGAAGCCGGCATCGCGCGGCCCGCCCGGTACTGGGGCGAAGACGCGCCCACGTGACGTGCCGCCCCGGTCGAAGATCCGCACGTTGCCCGAGGACGTCCGCCGGGAGCTGGACGCCCGCCTGATCGCCAGCGGGTTCGGCGGCTACGCCGAGCTCGCCGCCTGGCTCAACGACAACGGTCTGGAGATCGGCGTGTCGAGCGTCAAGCGGTACGGCGCCGATCTCGAGAAGCGCATCGAGATGATCCGCCTCGCGACCGAGCAGGCGGAGTCCCTCGTGGAGGCCGCGGGCGACACCGGCGCACTGGCCGACGGCGCGATGCGGCTCATCCAGATGAAGATCTGGGACGTCATGAGCACGGCCGACGAGGGCGACATCAAGGCGCTCGCGACGGCGGCGCGCTCCCTGGCGGACACCGCCCGGGCGTCGGTGACGATCCAGCAGGAGCGCCGCAAGGTGCTCGGCGAGGCCGCCGAAGCGGTCGGCGCCGAGGCCGCGCGGCAGGGTCTCTCGAAGGAGACGGCGCTGCTGCTGCGCGAGAAGATCACGGGGCGCATTTGATTCCCCTGCCGTCGCTGCTGCCCTACCAGACGCGCTGGACCGACGACCGCTCCCGCCTCAAGGTCTGCGAGAAGGGGCGCCGCATCGGCCTGTCGTGGGCCGAGGCGGCCGACGACGTGCTGCACGCCGGCCAGGGCGGCGGCGACGTCTACTACCAGTCCTACGCCCACGACATGACCCGCGGCTTCATCGACGACTGCGCCTTCTGGGCGCGCGAACTCCAGGTCGCGGCCGACGTCGTGGGCGAGACCATCCTCGACATCGACGGCGAGAAGATCCCCGCCTTCCGGCTGCCCTTCGCGTCCGGAAAGGAGATCCTCGCCGTCACCAGCGCGCCGCGGGCGTTCCGGTCCAAGGGCCGGCCCGGCGACCGCGCCGTGCTCGACGAGGCGGCGTTCGTCGACGACCTCGCGGAGAGCCTCAAGGCCGCCCTCGCGTTCCTGACCTGGGGCGGCAGCGTGCGGGTGATCTCCACCCACAACGGCGAGGCGTCGCAGTTCAACACCCTCGCCCGCGCGATCGAGGAGGGGTCCCGGTCCGGTTCGCTGCACACGTTCCCGTTCCGCACGGCCGTCGCCGAGGGGCTGTACGAACGCATCTGCCGGGAGACCGGCGAGGCGTGGACGTTAGAGGGCCAGGACGCCTGGGTCGACGAGATCTACGACACCTACGGGGAGGGCGCCGCGGAGGAGCTCGACTGCGTCCCGTCGCCGCTCGGCGGCTCGTGGCTGTCCTGGGAACTGCTGCGCGGCTGCGAGGCTGACTATCCGCCGCCGGTGGAGGAGACCGGGCGCACGGTGCGCGGGGATCCCGCCGCGTACGCGGGCGGCCCGTGCTACGTCGGCAACGACATCGGCCGCCGCAACGACCTGTGGGTCGCCTGGGTCGTCGAGCTGGTGGGGGACGTCGCGTGGACGCGCGAAATCGTCGAGCTGCGCGGCGCGCCGTTCGCCGACCAGGACGACGAGCTCGACCGTCTCGTCGACCGGTACCGGCCGGTCCGGATCGCGATGGACCAGACCGGCATGGGCGAGAAGCCCGTCGAGGACGCGATGCTGCGCTACGGGGAGCACCGCGTCGAGGGCGTCCTGCTGACCGCGCCGCGCCGGCTAGACTGCGCGACGGCGCTCAAGGAGCGCTACCAGGACAAACGGTGGCGCGCGCCCCGCGACGAGACCGTGCGCCGGGACCTGCACTCCGTCCGCATGGAGCAGGGGCAGACCGGCGCCCCGCGGCTGCTCGTC